GGTTGATAAGCTCACTGGTGTGAGCCATCAACAATCGACCAATCAATATAATCAGACTTGTGATGACGTCGTAGGAAACTACGGCGGCGATAACCAGCTGTTTATTAATCGGTCGTGTACCTGTCCTGGCTATATGAGCGGAGACATGCCATATCAATCGTACTCATCCTTTCGGATGCAAGACGTTGACATTTCTGGCGCGTTCTCCTGGGGACCGTTTTGGCCTTCTGATGCTGTCCTTCTCACCAATGCCATGGCTGCGACTAACCCAAATACACCCTATATAGGGTGGGGTAACGTAGCTCAGGATATTGCTGAGGTACCAGGACTCGTTAAGAGTGTTGGTGACTTATTTTATCAATATCGCGCCTTCAACCCCGAGAGGGATGTTGGAGAAGCGAATTTCTTGATGAAATTCGGCATTCAACCTACTCTTGACGACCTCCATAAACTAATCGGGTTCGTCGACGCCGTTGAGAAGCGGCGCCGCGCACTCGAAGAGTTGCGGACTAAAGGACTCAGGAGGCAGTACACCTTCACGGGAAACCCGGGAGCTCCTGCTCCCTCCCACGGCTGGTTTAGCTTCCCTAACCCTGAGCGATTCGCTTATGGGTCGGGATTCTATCAAGACGATTCTGAGTTTGGCTACACGCTTTACTCAGAACGTAAGTCTTGGGTGTCTTGCAGATGGATTCCCCAAATCGGGGCCTATACTGACAAGATACCTCCAAAAGTGGAGGCTGCACTTTCAGCATCTGGAGCCTTGGATGGACGTGCCTTATGGCAGATCATTCCTTGGACCTGGGTACTGAACTGGTTTACCAATTTGAATTCGCAAATGAATGCGACTGCAAATGCTATTCCAGTTACGTGCACGCTGGGTTCCGTGATGGACTGGCAACGGACTAGGGCCACGTTCCGTGACCTTAGCCCAGGGCTCCCTCGGAAGTTAGACTTCTCTGGGAGACCTATGACCGAACAGAAAGTTCGGCGTCCCTATGCCAATCCTGTACCATCACCTCAAGCGTATATCCCGTTTCTAGATGCGGGACAGCTGTCGATTCTTG